AAATTTTTCTGGCTACTCATATAAAGAAGAAATGATATCAGATGGAATTGAGAATTGCTTAATGTATATTCACAACTTCGACCCAGAGAAAAGTAGCAATCCCTTTGCTTACTTTACTCAAATTATCTGGTTTGCATTCCTTCGAAGAATTCAAAAAGAAAAGAAGCAGACTTATATTAAGTTTAAAGCTTCTCAAAATATGTTAACTCAGAGCATACTTCAAGATAGTGATGCACAAACTATTCAAATGAATGAGCCACCTGAGTACATAAGCCGATTCATTGATGATTTCGAAAAGAAATTTAAAAAAGGAAACGAAGAAAAGAAATGAAAAAAATCTTAATATGCGGGCTTCCTGGTTCGGGTAAGAGCTATCTTGCAGAACCGTTGGCCGAGGCTTTGGGCGGTGTTTGGATTAACGCTGACCAAGTACGTGAATATTATGACGACTGGGATTTTACAGATGAAGGTCGTATGAGACAAGCAATGAGAATGAAATATCTCGCAGACGGTGTAGTTCGAGCTGGAAAATATGCTATTACCGATTTTGTTTGTCCGTTCGAAAAAGCTCGAGTAGATTTTGGAGCAGATTACTTAGTCTGGATGGATACAATTAAGGAAGGACGATTTGAAGATACTAATAAAATCTTTGAAGCGCCACAAGTTGTAGACCATATTGTACATACGTGGATGCCTGACACTCACGTTTCAATGGCAAATGTAATCAAAGCAAAATATGAGTGAAGTAACAAAATCAAGACATTTAGCTAAAGCAGTTACATGGAGAATCATTGCAAGTATAACTACAGCTGGCATTGCACTATACTTTGGTTTACCCCAAAAAGCAGTCGGCGCAGTTTTTCTTGCTGATATAGTAATAAAATTTGTATTGTATTATGGGCATGAACGCTTATGGTATAACTACATAAAATTTGGAGTAAAAGAGTAATGTTTGAAATGGAAGATGCATTCGATTTTAAGAAACCAACAGTGCAAATGTTGGGTAGATGGCAACCGTGGCATGAAGGTCACACAAAATTATTCGAAAAAGCCTTGACAATTACAGGACAAGTTGTTATAATGGTACGTGAAGTATTTGGCATCGAAGGCGATGCTGGAGCTGGTCGTACTGTTGCACAGACAGACAATCCCTTTGGTGAGATTGCTGTTATTGATGGTATTAAAAAAGGTTTAGGCGAAGCAGGTTATGAAGAAGGTCGTGAATATATGATTATGGCCGTACCAAACATCGTAGACATTAGTTATGGTCGAGGTGTTGGTTATACATTTACAGAGCACGACCTAGGCGAAGATGTACATAACATCAGTGCTACAAAAATTAGAGCTAAAATGAGAGAAGAAGGTAAATTATGAAATTAGTATACTACCCCGACCCAATTCTTGGGAAAGGAATGGAAGATTTTGATTTTGATAAAGTCAAAGAAATATTTGCAGATGCTGCAGACTTGAAAGAACAAATGGTTGACTTGATGGTAAATAAGAAAGGTATTGGCCTATCTGCTCCACAAGTTGGTTTGAACATGCGTTGCTTCGTAATTGGAGAAACAAGAGAATCTGCTATCATGGTAATCAATCCAAAGATACTTTCCTTTAGTGAAGAAACAGAATTGGCGCCAGAAGGTTGTCTAAGCTTTCCAGACATGTTCTTAAATATTGCTAGACCAAAAACAGTTTCAGCTGAATGGCTAGATGAACATGGTGAGAAACAAAGCGGAACACTTGATGGATATGGTGCTCGATGCTTCTTGCATGAGTTTGACCACCTTAACGGGGTAGTATTTAAAGAAAAAGTATCTCGTCTCAAATGGGATAGAGCTACGACTAAGAAAAATAAAATCCAAAAACAAAGAAAGAAAATGCGAGAAGCCATGACATATCTTAATGCTATGGCACAAAAAGAAAAAGCTCAGGCAGAAGAAGTATTAGACCTGAACACTGGAGATTAAATGAAAATTGCGATTGTTACCGATTTACATTTCGGTGCTAGAGGAGATAGTCGTGTATTTCACGAAGTACAAAGAAAGTTTTTCCAAGAAGTATTTTTCCCTTATGTAGACGAACATAATATTACTACTGTATTTGACCTTGGTGACACTTTTGACCGAAGAAAGTATGTTAACTTTGTAAGTTTGGAACGCTGTCGTGAGTTCTTTTTTGATGAGCTTGACAAACGTAATATTGATTTTCATGCATTGATTGGTAACCACGACATATTCTATACAAATACGAATGACATTAATAGTATGAATTTGTTATTGCAAGACTATGAAAACTTTAATCTATACCAAGATAAAGCTGAACACTTAACTCTTGGCTCGACAACATTCTTGATGTTACCTTGGATTAATAAACAGAACGCAGAATACAATTACAAAATGTTAGCTGAATCTAAAGCTGATGTTGTTATGGGTCACCTTGAAGTGAAAGGATTTGAAATGCTCAAAGGTGTTCCTTGTACTCATGGTACAGAAATGGAAGTATTCAAACATTTTGAAGATGTTTACTCTGGTCACTTCCACCATCCATCTCGTTATGGCAATGTAGAATATCTCGGAGCTCCTTATGAAATGACTTGGTCAGACTATAATGGTAGCCGTGGATTCCATGTGTTTGATACTGAAACAAGAGAGATGACCAAACACGAAAATCCAAACAAAGTTTTTTACAAAATTGATTATGATGATTCCAACTGGACTGTCGATGATGTAGCTAATTTTGATGTTGACCAGTATAAAGATACATTTGTAAAAGTTATAGTGAAGAATCGTACCAATGCTTATCTCTACGACCTGTTTATGAGTCGAATGAGTGAATCCGGTGCGGTTGATGTGAAAGCGATAGACGATAACCTTAACCTTGAACATGTTGGTGTTGACGAGGTACTCGACGAAACTAAAGACACTGGGGAAATCCTTCACCAGTATATAGATAGTATAGAGACCCAAGTTGACAAAACTCGTATCAAACAAGTTATCGACGACTTATATCATGAGGCCCTTAGTTTATAATGCGAATACATTTTAAGAAGATTAAATACAAAAACATATTATCCACAGGAAACAATTTTACCACAATCGACTTTGATACTAAACCTACCACACTTATTAGTGGTTCTAATGGTTCAGGTAAAAGCACATTGCTCGATGCTATTGTTTTCGGTTTATACGGAAAGCCATTTCGTAAAGTCAATAAAGGTCAGTTAATTAACACAATCAATAACAAAGAATTATTGGTTGAGATTTATTTTGCTGTTGGTGGTAAAAACTACATGGTGAAACGAGGTATGAGACCTGTTGTATTTGAAATCTATCAAGATGGTCAACTCATTAACCAAGACGCTGCAAAGAAAGATTACCAAGAGTATCTAGAAACATCTATCATTGGTATTAATTACAAATCCTTCAACCAAATTGTTGTGCTCGGTTCAGCTACCTATGTTCCATTTATGGAGTTACATGCAGGAGCAAGACGAGATATCATTGAAGATTTACTTGACATTCAAGTATTCAGTACAATGGGTTGGTTAGCTAAAGACCAAATGAAAGCAACCACTGATGACATTAATGATAACGCTTATAAGATTGAGTTGACTGAATCTAAAATTGAAAGTGCTAAAGAGAACAATGATGAGATTCGTAAAATTAAAGAAATTGAAGTCAGTAAAATCAAAGAGAAAATGAATGAGCATATTGATGCTGTAGAAGAAAAGAACAAACTTATCGATGCTCAAGATGAAATTATTAAAACTCTTTACGATGATATATCAGACAAACCTGATGAAAAAGAAAAGTTTCAAAAGGCAACTGAAAAGAGAGCAGAACTTGAAAGAAATCGTGTTGCGTTTGATAAAGAACTGTCTTTCTATGAACACAATGATGATTGTCCTACTTGTAAGCAAGGTATTGCTCATGACTTCAAACAAGAACAGATTATGGACAAGAATCAACAGAAAGCTCATATTGAAAAAGGTTTAGTTGATATTGACAAGATCATTAAGAAACATCAAGATCGTCTAGGTTCCATTTCAAAAATTGAAGACTCTATCCAGGAAGTCAATTTTAAAATATCAGAACATAGAGCAGAAATCAAAATGGCAAAGAACGCATTACTTGCGTA